CAACACCACCTCCACCAGCAGATGAGCCAACAGAAAGTGCTCCAGATTGTGGTGCGTTTGATATCACATTATATGATATAAACAATCCAGGCGAGGCCGCTGTACAACAAGAATACGATGAGAATCTTCTTGCTATTGCTCAGGCATTCATTAATAGAGTAAATGGCAATTATAGAGAAGATGAGGCATATTACGGTTACAATCAGACTCAGCCTAATACAACTTATAATGGGGTATACGGATATATGGGTTACGCCGGATACTTTGGCGCATTTGTACAAGCAGGTGGCACACAAAGTGATTGGACAAAGTATCTTTCATATCTATATGGAAATTCTCCGACATCAGAAACAAAAGTACCATACAATACAGTTAATGTGGACTTATGTGATGCTGATCCAGGTTACGTTAAAGAAATAAACGGTAACCTATGTACAAACAGCGGCGAGGTAATGTTCCTTGGTAATCAAAGAATAAGCCTAACAGAAAATTGCGATCCATGTGCTTTAGCAGATGGTATCAACTCTCAGAACTCAGACTATAGAGCAATATGTGGCGAACCTACAAAAGAAGCAGTCAATTGTGTTATACCAGGTGGCGGTCAAGCATGGGGCGAAACAGCATTTGGTGAAACAATAGATTCAAGTACTGGAAGATACTTATTAGAAGATTCATTCCAGATAGACGGCAGAAAGCCAATAGTTAAAAAAGATAATACAAGATATACAACAGATTGTTGGGGTGAATGTACAGGTCGATCAGATCCAATTAAAGTTGAAATAAAATCAACAGGCCCGGGCAAAGGTTTTGCTGGTCTAGTTGAACAAGCATTAATAGACAAAGGTATTGATCCAATCGAAGGCGGATACAAATCAATTGTATTACGTTTAATTATGTCATCAGAAAAGAAAGGTGATATTATAGACAAAAAGATTATTGGTAACGGTTCAGGTACAACTCCAATATGGTACGATATTAGAAAATATGGTAGAGATACATGTAACTGGGAAAATGTAAACTGGAACGATATGAAATCTAAAGGCGGCACAGGTCTCAAATTAAAGAGTGCTGAAATTAGAATCAAAGGTTTTAAAGGTGGACTCAGTTGGTATAAAGCAGAATTACATCTAAGTAAGCATACAGGTTCAATGTTAAAAGGCATGAACAGAGACCTACACATGGGCGGTTATAATTATAAGGCAAGATCCAGATACGGAAATAATGCTGTATTAGGTTTACTGTTTAGACAAATTATGGTTAGTGATGGTACACTACCTGAATACGTTAAGTATGAAGACTACACCAGTGACGAAGGCTGGAAGTACAAGAAGATTACAGGGTATGGAGATAAGATGACAGATCCGTATTCCGGAGGTCACAAAGATAGAACATACATGTCAGAAGATGCTGAAGGCTCAGGCTACTTCTTCCAGAAACTGTGGGATATACATCCAGTACAACAACGAAGGAAAGCAGGTTGCTTTGGCGACATTGATCTTCCGGTATTACAAAATGTTAAAATTAAGAGTGCTGTACCATTCAGTTTAGGCTTAGGTTGTGCTAGAAGTCCATTCTCAGAAGTTGGCGACTTTATGCCATATGTTGAAAAGACATCAATTTCTAGTGCTAACTTGGCTCTAGGAGCAAACCTAACTAACGAAGAACTACAAGCAAAATCAACAGGCACAGGATTTTCTGCTCCTAAAGTATTAACAACACGAGCAACAGGAGCCATACAAATAGCAGAAGCAGTCGGAGTACCAAGTCAAAGTAATCCGTTTATGACAGCAGACTATTTGAGAATAGACGGCTTAGCAACTACACCACGTTCAGGTGAAGGTTATGGTGGACTATATGACGCACCGGCGGCAAACTCCAACATTGCCTTTAACTCAGGTGAGATCCAGGACTCTACTGGATTTAACTATAGAATAGGTGACAAACTTGCTATAGTTGGCGGACAGCCAAAAACTATTGACAACTCTGCTTATTATTTAGAAAGAGTCGAAATACAAAATTCGGGTGTTGGGTATAACCCAGCAGACACAAGATTTGAAATCGTTGACGATATGGACGACGGTGTTAAACTACCAGGCGTAAGTGTACGTGGTGTTTTCTCGCCAGATACTGATAAACTAGAACCAGCATTAAAGGTAACTGGTAGAACAGCAAGTGCTTACCATCAAAGTTTCTATAGAAACTATGTTGAAACAGGCGGTGGCTCAGACAAAGAATGGATTAACAACGAAACAACACCTTCTTATGTAGATACATATACATCTGCTATTGAAGAATTAAATATTGAACTTAAAAGAGCAGATATACCGTTAGACGGAACTACTGCTAGTGATTCATTTAAAATTACAAGCAGACAAGATATGCTACCAAGTAATCAGTATAAAGCATTTATTGGTACAAGAGATTATGAAAATGCTGGATCAATGATGTTCTTTGGGTTAGGTATACATGACGGACTTGCTGATATAGGCGAAGACTTAATCAGAAACAGTAAAATATATGACAGTTTCTCTGAAGATGAATTGTTTGGATTAAACGGTTCATGGATATGTTGTTGGGAAGTACCGAACGGTACAGTATTCCCAAATGGACACAACCTTAAAACTAATTTACTAGGTTTGACAGAAAACTCCAAAGGTTTATTAAAAGTATTCCATGATGCTGAAGTTTTTGACAGTGATACAAGCAATGAGTATAGACATTTCTTAAGCAACAAGATTGCTAAGTTTAATGGTAGAATAGTTAAATTCTTAAGAGTAATTAATAATAGAGCATACTTTAAAGTTGAAACAACACTAGGACTTGAAAAAGAACCTAACTTCCAGGCATACGGTGTGCCTGACTTTATGAACCTTTACAGTAGATTCTATCCAATTGATATTTTAAATACTTTCCAAGATCAGACTTCTAAGTCTAGAGACTATCAAGGTAGAACAAATGCTTATCAATTAGCAGTAGAAGTTGATACTGCTAACTCCAGCGGTGTTACTGTTTCAGGAACTAACCAATTTAACTTTGATGTAGCAGGTGAAGGTTACGCAACAGTTAAAGTTACAGCAACAAGACCAAATACAACAGAACCTATATCACCTATTGATCAGAACTGGGACATATTTATTATACAAAAAGATATCAGTACTGGCTATTTAAGAATGCCATTTACAGTTCACTTACCAGATGAACTAGTTGAAATAACTGAATCTACTGATGAACCACCAGAAGAAATTAGGACTGTTACTCCGGTCACAGCAGTACAACTTGCTAAGGCTATGAACAAGTTACATTATAACACAGTCTACAGGCCTGTGTCAACCCCATACGTTAAGATGGGTGAGTCAGAAGCAGTTGTATTTAAATTTGATTTTGACAGTATACCAGATGATGCTATTATTCAAAACATAGACATTGACTTTATTATGAGAAGTACAATGCCTGGAGATTATGGCATGATATGGTTACAAGCACCAGACGGAACTAGATTGCCATTAATGCAATTCTTAGGACAATTTGGTAACACCGGACAATATGATCAAGGCGGATTTATGCCAGGACACGATTATCAGAAGTTAGGTTCCGGTGCTCAAGAAATGATATTTACAGTAAGTAGTAATCAAGACGCACAAACAGTTCAGCCAAATGGTACAAACTTAAATAGTTACGCAAGTAAGGTTAAACCATGGATAGGTGATTGGAAACGTCAAGACCGAAACGTAGGCAAAGACCAAAACGGTAATATATATGCCGGAGATTACGATACAAACAACGGACAAAACTTAACTACTTCAACAGGCGCATACTGGAATGATGCTAATAACGTATTAAAATCTTGGATCAATTCTGGTACAGGAAAATCAAAATTAATGAAAGGTACTTGGTATATTGAAGTAACAAGACCTGGTAGGAATTGGAATTTGGTAAACGACAGTACTACTTTAGAAAGAAGACCAGACGGTGCTACTAATGTAGGACTAACACCTATCACAACAGCAGTCAAAACTCCGAATCTTAAGATTAGTTATATTTCACCTAGTGAAGATCCTAACTACGATACTGCTAATAAAGAAACAATTACCAGAGTAGACATTATACAGAAAGGAGGATTCCAGCAAGAGTTCTCAGCAAGAAGATGGATTGTTAAAGCAATTGGTTCTGGACAAGGATTTAAAGCAAGAGCAATATTAGCCAAAGGTGAATTACTTGCTCAAGACAATCCGGACATGGTAGAACAGTCTGCTCAGTTCCAGGTTACAGAAATTAATACCTCTGGTAGTATTACTAAACTTAGAGTACTAGATAGAGGTGTATACGAACAGTTCCCAGCAGAACAAGAAAAAGGTATACCATTAAAGTATATAGACGACACTGAACCAGCACAAAGATTAGAAGGTCCAGGGTTTGGCGGTAGAGTAATTTGCTCATCTAGAAGTGTTATTGACTGTAGACAACCGCCAAGACTAGTTGCGGAAAATGCCGGGCCAGCCGATACAGAAACGGCAGTAGAAGCCTTAGCAGATGTTATTAATTCGCAATCAGGTGTTGATGGTGGATTGACTGCAGAAGTAGTTGATATTAATCCAGATACACAAATATTAGTATTAACATCAGACGGTGACGGAATAGAATTTTCAGATGTTGTTCCAGGCACACTAGATGCTATTGGTATACAGCCAGGCGAATACAGCATGAACGCAATTGGCTTCAGATCAAAATTAGGCAATCCAGGAACAGATTTTGGAGTAGGCGACGGAAATCAAACAGGAGATGGAAACACATTCGGCAGAGGTGACGGCGACGGACTCATAATGTATGGTGCTGTAGTACCACCAGAGTTTGAAGGATTAACTAGTTCAGCATTTGGTAATATTTACAGATATGATTTAAGTAAAGTTGACGGTACATCATTGCTTAATGTAGAACCTCAACAAAATGTTGACGTGTTATACTTTAGATCTAGAAGATTTGAAACACCATTTAATATAGATGTAACAGATGGCAAGAAATGGATTGACAAATATGACGCACTAGGTTGGGCACACGTTGAAGATGGACAAGTAAAATTAAGACAGCCTAAACTAGTTGATAGCACAAAACTTAAAAATGCTTTAGTATATAGTAAGGACACCGGCGAAAGAGTAACGGATTTAATATTACATGATCCATTTAAAGGATATGTTGTTCCTGAAGCAGAAAAGAATCTAACTTATATTAGTGACGGTGATCCAGTCTTCTATAACAACGACGGTAGTAACTTTAGTAAAGCCAATGTTGGAGAACTTTGGTGGAATACTAATAAAGTTAGAGTTAGATGGTATGAGCAGGCCGATAATAATTACAGATCAAAATATTGGGGAACTTATATAAGTGGTTCAGAGTTTAATGTGTACGAATGGATTGAAAGTAGAGATATACCAAGTGAATACAGTGGTAAGGGTACACCATTGTCATTAGATAACTATCTAGTTGATCAAGTATTCAATAGAAACACTAATACATATACTAACATATATTATTATTGGGTTAAAGATTTAGAAACTGTGCCTAGTCACAAAGACAGAACTTTATCAGCAAAACAAGTAGCAGATATAATTAAGTCACCTAAGAGAGAACAAATACCAACATACGGTGTCATAAGCGAAAATACAATGTTACTAAACAATGCTAAGGAATACTTAACAGATGATAATAGTGCCTTACAGACAAACTTTGCTAGAAAAGATACAAAGTATGATAATAAACATGAAAGTTACATACTACTTGGCGAGAATGCGGAACTAACAAAAGTACCTTCGGACCTACTAAACAAATTTGTAGATAGTATTGCCGGCGAAGACCGTCAAGGCAATTCTGTACCTGATATTAATTTAAACAAATACGAAATATACGGTATAAACATTAGACCTAGACAAACAATGTTTATGAAACTCAGAGAAGCAAGACGCGAACTAAGAACTTTCCTAAACAGAGAAGTTGGAAAACTTATTCTTACAAGCGACGTATACACAGGTTGGGATAGTAATATTACAACTTCTAATTTATATAATATAACTGACTGGGTAGCAACAGGATATACATCAAGCGATATTAAACCTAGATTAAGTGTTAATACATATAAGGATATGTTAGGCTTAACTAATGTAGAAGACGGTGTGTTTGTTAAAGTTAAAGGTGTTAATACTACTGATACAATATACGAATACGATAGTACAACGGATACATATACACTTGTTAAAGTTGTAAATGGTACTATGGAACTTAAGAAAGAATTTTATGAAGGTACTCAAACATCTATTATGGCTATAGAAATTAGGCAGATATTAGATAGTGTAATTACAACAATATTTAAAAATAGCAGTTTAACTAACAGAATGTACTTCACAATGCTAAACTACATATTAACAGAGCAGTATCAAACTGATTGGTTCTTTAAATCTTCTTACTTTAATATTAGACAAAGTGCTGATAATTTAGAGCAAAAGGCTACAACAAAGATTGATCCGTTTGGCGACATGTCAGATTACATTAAAACAGTTAAGCCTTATACAAGTAAGTTAAGAGACTTTAATGATAGGAAAATACATACGGACTCTACTAATTCGTTTAGTACAGACTTTGACAAACCACCGTATCAACCTAACCTATCTGTACAGGCAAAAATACTTGATCCAACAGAATCAGGAGATGCTAATATAATCAGTAGTAGCAGTGAGCATAAAGATTGGGCATCAACATATATAACAGCACCTACTAAGATTAGAACTATGACAGAGAAAATCTTTATAGATAGGAACCAGTCAAACATTATGGCTTTAGGTAAAGCAGATGTAACTGATGCTGAAGTATTAGCAGGAGCAAGTAGATTAGCCAAATATTATAATCAGCCAACAAGTTTAACTGCTGAAACTAGAATAACACAATTAGTTACTGATCCGGCAAATGCTACACCAATTAATCATATTGAAAGATTGCTAGTACATAATCCAACAATTAAAGATCTTAATACTAAGATTGCTAATACTACATTCTCAGCAGATGTTATAACAGGATTAAAAGCAACAAGATTAACAACACTACGAATACTAGGTTACGCAAACTTCTTAGGTGAAGAATTAGATGCTGACTTGTTTAGTAAAGCATACTACGATGGTATAGGTAACGAGATTGTAGCATCAGCATTTGGATATGACCAAGTTGGTTTTGACAGCGACGGTTACGATAGCGATACTGTAGTAAGAAATTACTTAGCAAACACATCGCTAGATAGTCAACTAGTTAGAGACTCAATTACCTATGCTGGATTTGATAGTAATACATTCTTTAAAGGATTTGACGGTCCTGATAGACCGCAAGAACATGTACTGTTAAATGCCTTAGAAGGCGTACAGTTTAACGTACAAACAGTTTCCGCAGGAAGTAATGCTAATGTATCATATAAGATGATGCTAGGCTTAAACGGTGCTGTAGAATACACTAGAATAGCAGATGACTTTAGTACTACGTTAGCAACAGAAGTAACTAAAACATCGCAAGAAATATATGTAGCAGATTCTACAAAGATTGTTTTCCCTTACTCAGGAAGTGAAGCAAGTGTTATTTACTTAGGAGATGAAAGAATTACATACGCAGGAGTTGACGGCAATAGACTTTACGGTATACAACGTGGTACACAAGGTACAAGTCCACAGAGTCATGCTGTAGGTACTAAAATTATCGATGCTAGTAAAGTAAACAGAATAGAATTTGGTACATTAACTTTTGGAGCCAACAACGACCCAGAACAGGCATATTGGAACTCAGCAAATAGTAGTCTAGCAGACTCGACTACACATATTGCTCAATTCCTAAAAGATAAGCCAGGATCGTACTTTAATTAGGATGAGAAATAAACGGACTATTTTATAAAAGAGATAAATACTGATATGAACGATAAAGATAACAACAACGAAAAAGTAGAAAATTCAGATAACGGAATGACCGATAAAGTAGGTTTTGACGTTTCAGGACACATACTAATCAGAGATAAAGATTCTGGTGAGGAACTAGTAAACAAAAGAAATGCTATTCACTATGGTAACTTAGGTTATCTTATATCACAAGCACTATCCAATCAGGATAATAAAATAGTACATTTTATGGCTTTTGGTAATGGAGCAACTAGTGTTGATAGTTCAGGAAAAGTAATTTATAAAAGTACAAACACCAGCGAAAGCAGAGAAACAGATGCTTCGCTATACAGAAAAACATTTGCTAAAGTTGTTAGTAATACAGCACAAAACAGTGATCAGGCAAATAATAAGTTAGAAGTAATTGAAGGCTCCGGCTTTACAGATATGAAAATTACTTGTACATTAGGTTTAAACGAGCCTGCTGGACAAGAAGCATTTGACACATCTACAAGCAACGAAGGAGATTATATCTTTGACGAACTAGGACTTATGACGTATGTAGATGGCTCAAATGCCACTACAGCAAGTAGCAGTGGTGAATTATTAACACATGTAATATTCCACCCTGTACAAAAAAGTTTAAACAGAATAATAGAAGTCATTTATACATTGCGTATACAAATGACATAATGAGGAAATAAAAAGATGGCATATACAGTTTCAAATACAGATGGCTCTCGTGAAATAACGGTAGCAGACGGAACTTTCGATACTACAACCTATTCTGTTACACTTATTGGTAAGAACATAACTAATTACGGTGACGTATTTGTTAAAAATTCTATTAGGCATTTAGAAAACTTTGCTAGTGCCACCGCACCAGGTGTAACATCTCCCTTAGTTGGGCAAGTGTGGTATGACAAGACAGGTAAAGTTCTAAGAGTTTATAAATCAGCGACAGAAGGTTGGGTAAGAGTTTCTCCCGTAGTATCAGAAACTGCTCCAAGCGATGGACTTTCAGATGGAGCAACATACTTTGACTCCTCAGATAACAAATTAAAAATTTACAGTGGCGGTTCTTGGACTGATACTAGTTACTCCGGTACTGTAACAGATGAATACCAACTAATTAGTGCGTTAGGTACGCCATCATCCTACGGTACTAGAGGTAGAACAGTATTCTTAAAAGATTCAGCAGGCGTGGCCAGAGCGGTACATGCCATTACTTATGTAAACAATTCAGAAACTGACGCAGAACATCCAAATGGTGAAACCATTATGGCGATATTCAGTGATCATACTGAATTCTTAGTGTCAGATGTATTTTCTCAAACAGATGACGACACTACAACATTTAACTGGTACGATCAAATTGTTGCCAGTGACGGATTTAAAGGTAGCGACGGTACTTCAGGTAAGATCAAGAAAGGTCTTAACTTAAGAAATGAATATGCTAACACATCAATCGCGTTAGCAGATAGAGCCATTGAAGCAGATAGTGTAACTGGTAACTTAAAAATTGGTAGTTCTTACTATCCAATTAGTAGTATTGTTAGATCAAGTGCTGATATTGTACCGGATCAAGGTGATAACTATGATTTAGGTTCTAGCACAAACAGATGGCAAGACCTACACATTAATGGTATAGCATACTTTGGTCAGAATGCGGCAACAAGTACAATTAGACCAGCCTCAGGTGCTCAATTATATGTTGGTACTTCAGGAAATAAAGTACATGAAGTACATGCCACAACAGCAAACGTTACAACAATTAATGCCGCAGATATTAATTGTACAGAAGATTTAATTGTTACAGGTAATATTGTTGCTAACAGTATTACAGCAGACATTAACTTTGATGATTTTACATCAGCAGATGCTACTATTTCAAATGTTATTACAGCAACTAATGGTATTGCCAGTTTAGGTTACTTAACAACAGCCGGTTATGCCAATATTGGCGCAACATTAAGTGTTACAGGCCAAACTAACCTTAACGGTAGTACAAGAATTGGTGATTCATCATCGGATGGTGTTGAATTTGTAGCAGACATTATTAGTGGTATGCGACCAAATGCTGACGGCAGTTTTGACTTAGGTGCTGACGCATTTAGATGGAGACAACTATTTGTTGATACAGCAATAGTAACAACAGCCGCAAACGTTGGCGGACAATTAAGAATTGAAAATGCCGGACAGGCAGATAACAATAACGATTACACTACATCTTTTAGAACTGATGGTGGTGCTGTTATTAGAAAAAATACATTTGTTGGAGAAGCACTTAATGTAGGAACAACTATCGTAGGTGGTAGTAGTTTACAAATAGCAGGTGCTATTACAGGTGCCACAACTATTAACGCAAGTGGTTTAGTTACAGGTGGTAGTTTCACAGATGGCACACTAACAATTAGTGCGGGTGACATTACAGGCGGAACAGGTGCTGACTTTACTGGACAGGTAGATGTTGGCTCATTAGTATCCACAGGTGCTGTATCAGGTACAACAGGAACGTTTACAGGCAATACCCAATTTGGTAATGCTACATCAGATGAAGTTAGTATCCAAGGTAGAGTAACAAGTGATATAGTTCCAAAAACAGATAACGTAAATGATCTAGGTTCAAGTTCACTTAAATGGAATGATGTTTACGCAACAACTTTCCAAGGAACAGCAACATCGGCACAATATGCTGACTTGGCTGAGATATACTCCGCTGACGAAGAATATGAAGCAGGCACAGTTGTAAAACTAGGCGGTACTGCTGAAGTAACAGCAACAGATAAATTTAATGACCCAGACGTATTTGGTGTAGTATCAACTAACCCAGCATACTTAATGAATAGCGAAGCAGACGGTGTACCGGTAGCATTATCAGGTAGAGTACCGTGTAAAGTCGAAGGCCGTGTTAAGAAAGGTGAAAGACTTGTAAGTGGCAATAAGCCAGGTTATGCTAAAGCATTAGGTGGCAACGACTACGATATGAGAAGTGTTGTAGGTAGAGCACTAGCAGATAAAGAATCATTTGAAGACGGTGTTATTGAAGTTGTAGTTGGCGTCAAATAATTACTTAACTTACTTCAAAAAGTCATAACTAGTAGTATGAAAGGAGACTTCTGGTTATATTTTAATCAAGCATTAGACCCATCATGGTGTGATTACATTGTAGAATACGCCACGGAAAACTATCAACCTAAAGAAGCAGTTATAGGCTTTGAAGAAGCAAAACACGACGAGTCATATAGAAAAAGCGAAATACGTTGGCTCAATCCCAAAACCGAAAAAGCAATAGTAGACGAGATATGGTACTATGCTAATTCAGTTAATAGAGATTCATTTGATCTCGATCTTAGATATGTTAACGAAATTCAATTTACAAAGTATGTTGGTAACCCAGACGCACCTGGTAAGTATGACTGGCATCATGATGTTGACTGGGCAGAAAGCAGGGCATTTCATAGAAAGTTAAGTATAGTATTCCAACTATCTAATAGAAGTGATTATGAAGGAGGCGAGTTTCAATTTGATCCTACCCTTCCACAATTGCCACCAGAAGCATTAGAAAAAGGTTCAGTAATTGTATTTCCTAGTTTCCACAAACACAGAGTCACACCAGTAACAAGTGGCATAAGACACAGTTTAGTAACATGGGTAGAAGGCCCACATTGGCGATGAAACATTATTATATAAATTTAGAAAAGAGACCAGACCGTAAACAAAATATGGAAGAATTGTTTTCTAAATTAGATTTACAAGCAAAACGTATAGAAGGCGTAGACGGTTCACTAGTAGATTATGAAAAATTATTAGAAAACAAAATGGATGTATGTCGGTCTTGGCTAGATCCTCTAGAGGACAGACCACTAACACCAGGTGAAGTAGGTTGTATGTTAAGTCATACTATTGCGTGGAGACAGATTGTTACTACAGGTGAACCAGGTGTTATATTAGAAGATGATTTATATCATGCTAAACCTACATACAACATTTCGCAAATACAAGAACGTTTAGAGGATTTTGATTTAGTATACTTGTCAAAGTATAATATGGACGACAATGCCGTAGGCTTCGATGATTTATTCGAAATACCAGGGTACTGTTATTGGACGGCAGGGTATGCACTAAGTGTAGAGGGTGCTAAAAAATTATTAAATGAAACAGCACTACAAAATTTAATTCCAGCAGACGAATATTTGCCTATGATGTTAGGTACTAGTCCACTCATAGAAAAGTATTCACAGTTTAAATCTTTACCTAAACTAAAAGGTTTAGCATATAAAGAAAATGTTTTCCAACCATTCTCTAGAAATACAGAAATAGGTAAAACTGATACAGAAAATAATATACGTTTTAAAGACTGGGATAAGTTTCATGTAATTTCTGTAGCAACTGTAAGTGCCGAAGCAGATGATTTAGTCAATAGTGCTAAACAGCATGGCTTAAATGTAGAACTACTTGGCGTTGGTGAAAAATGGCAAGGTGGCGTAATGGCAGACGGCCCAGGAGGCGGACACAAAGTTCATTATTTAAGAAGTAGATTGCGTAATGTTAACGACAATGATATTATAATGTTCGTAGATGGTTATGATGTTATAATAAATGATAATGAAACAGAACTTATTAATCGCTTCAAGCAGTTTGGCGCAGATGTAGTATTTGGCGCAGAACCTCCTTGTTGGCCTGATCCAAGTATAGCAGATCAATTTCCACAAGTACATACAAGAAACAGATTTTTAAACAGTGGCGGCTTTATCGGCAGAGCAAAAGTTATTAAAGAGATGCTACGTTCTGATATTAACAAATCAGATGATGACCAGTTATACTACCAAAAAATATTTTTAAGTGGTAAGTTCAACATTAAATTAGATGTTGAAAATTATATATTTCAATGTGTGAGTCAAACAGCAAACAGTTTAAGTGTAAGCGATAATAATCAAGTCTACAATAAAGAAACAGGTTGCTATAGTTGTGTATTACATGGTAATGGCGGCGACGAAGACAAGAAAGCATATAGGAAATTAGTAAATTTAATTCTAAATAAAGGCTCTGTTGTTCCTATCAACTTTGCTAAGTATCACAAGATTTGGACTGTAGCAGATGACATACTAGCATGTGAATATTTAACACCGCAAATGTGCGATGACATTATAGGAGCATGTGACGAACTTGGCGGTTGGGAACCACGACCCGACGATGCCTACCCGGCACAAGAAATAAGAATTGATAAATTATGTCCTAGTCTTTATAAAGAAATGGAAAAGAATTTAACTAAACATATTTTCCCTCAACTAGAAGCATATTGGCCACCAATGAGCATGTACGGCATACGAGACTACTTTGCCATGCGTTACAGTTTGGACACACAAAAAGAATTAGCATTACATAACGATGCCAGCATGGTTAGTGGTAGTGTTAAACTTAATGATAACTATCAAGGTGCGGAATTAAGTTTCCCCAGACAGCACTATACAAATAGGCATGTGCCAAGAGGTGTTATGCTACTGTGGCCTGGGCAAGTCACACACCCTCATGTATGCGAAACATTAGAAGAAGGCGTTAAATACAGTCTTACCCTATGGACAAAAAGGTTTACTCAAGACACCTAATCATAGTTTTTTGATAAATACTTACGAAGATAGCATAATAAATGCTTAATTAAGTAGGAGATATAAAAATGGCTTTAAATACAATGACTAACAGGTCACCAGGAGATACTATTACTGCTTCTGACTGGGAAACTATTAGAACAAATATTTTTAAGATAGAGGGTTCTGCTAGTGAATCAACAACCGAGGGTTACGGATTAGCAGGGCAAGTTGGTATTGGATCGGCTACCGATTATGATGCTGGTTCAACAATTACTGACACTAATACAAACACATTGATTAATGCTGTACAGGATCTTGCTGTATATACAGGCGCAACCAACAATATTTCTGACGTTAGTGACGGGTCAGTTATACAAGAAACTGATTTAAACAATATTCAAAGCACACTTAATAATATCTATGCCGTAAGAAATAATGCTATAAGTACATACTTAACGCAAGAAGCAAAACAAACATCATCAAGAACAACAGCATGGAGTACATCAGTAACTCATGACGTTAGTGTTCAATTTAAAGATGCTGAAAGCAATCCAACTCTTGGAAGACCGGCTTTGTTTAACGCAGGTGGAAGTATTTATTTTACTGCTAGTAGAAGTGGTGGGTCAAGTACAGATCAGAACACTGACTGGACTAACATGTTAAGTGCTATGGGTACAATTAAAATGAATTATACTCAAACCACAGCAAGTTCAGGTTCAACAACAAGTATCGGTGCTTATGATTTAACATCTAGTTATCAAACTATATATGAAAAAGGTGGTTCTGGGTCATACTCAACTAACTATTATAAAATACAAGCAAAAGAAGTTGGTGGTACATTTAATGAATTGAGATTCTTAATTACATTTGGTGACTCACATACAGGTAGAGGATACTTTGATAGTGTTGACGGAACTTTATCAAGTGTTGTAGGAGTATTTAGACCTAATAGCGGAACATTGCCAAATGGAAATAAAGTTGAATTAAGTGGTGAGTTCTTTCAGTTTGTAGGCAACTCAGGATTATAATAAGAGTTCTTAATTTTAGATAACCCGGCTTTATAATGCATAAATAGTATTATAAACTACACACAGGACTTACATGAGCGAAAGACTTACTAAAGCATTAGAGTTTGCTAATTACAGGTTAACACTTAATAATCAACTTGTATCGTTACGATCTAAACTACAAACAAAATTAATTTACAGTATTAATGGCGGCACTTTTACGATTTCAAGAGAATTAATTACTTTTGTTGATTCTCTTATTCGTCAAGAATACACTGAAGATGTTATCCTTATTGACAATTTTCAGAACCCAATCCAAATAGACGATTTAGCAGACTTCCTAGAAAACATAACAAGCAAATATTTTGAAGTTACAAACGACTATCATGCTGAATATGTTAAGTTAAGACAGGCTCGTAAAGTCCATAAACTATTGGACATAGAGCAGGATGACTAAAGGACTACTATTTTTTGCTCATAACAATCCAGAAATCGATTATCTAAAACTTGCTTGTATGTCTAGCACAATGGCTAGATACAATTTAGGCTTAGAAAACATTACGGTTGTAACAGATTCTAATTCACTTGAATATACATCTAAAAATATAGATGTAGACAAGTACATACCAAATCTAATTTTAGCAGACAAAGACAAAGAATTTAAACGCAGAAACTATAGAAATTATAGAGACACGAATCATAATGTAAAAAGTTTATCTTTTTATAATGCTAACCGATGCGACTCATTCGATATTTCACCTTATGACGAAACAATAGTTTTAGATGTAGACTATTTAATTCTCAGCGATAGTTTAAATAATTGTTGGGGGCACAAAAACGAATTAATGCTACACCACGAAGTACAAGATATACAATTTAAAAGAGAAAATACATGGAGGCGTGTAGACGATATAGGTATAACAATGTATTGGGCAACTGTATGTTACTTTCAAAAGACAGCATACACTCAAAGTTTCTTTGATATAGTCAAACATGTAAAAGAAAATTGGGCATTTTATAAAGACTTATACAATTTACCTGGAACTATATATAGAAACGATTATAGTTTTAGTGTTGCCGCACATGTTATGAACGGATTTCAAAGTGAAGCACAGCCACAACTGCCTATAGAAAAAATGTATAAAACATTTGACTGGGACGATATACATAAAATAAATGGTGTAAACGATATTACAATGTTCATTGAAAAGGTTAGAACAAATGCTGATTTTCAATTATGTAGATGGAAAGATGTTGACTTACATATAATGAATAAATGGGCATTACAAAGGCATGCTGATACTTTACTGGAGATGTATTATGAGTAGAGGATATATTGTAATTGCTCAAAACTCAGGCGATACAGATTACTTGAGAATGGCATACGCACTAGCATTAAGTTTAAAAGCAACACAGACGACTGTAAGCAATCTGTGTGTATGTGTAGACAAAGGAACTAAAGTACCTAAAAAATATTTAGAAGTGTTTGATCAAGTTGTTGAAATACCATGGCAAGATGATGCTAAAGATTCTGATTGGAAGATAGATAATAAATGGAAGTACTATTACATGTCGCCATACGATGAAACAGTAATACTAGATACAGATATGGTGTTTCCTACAGACGTAAGTCATTGGTGGGACACACTTAGTGATAGAGATATATGGGCATGTACAAATGTTAAAACATACAGAGGTGAAAATGCTGTTGACCATAATAACTATTATAGAGAATACTTTGTAAAAAACAATATGCCAAATGTTTATACTGCGTTCTTTTATTTTAAAAAGTCAGAATTAGCATCAGAGTTTTTTAAGTTTGTAGAAATTATATTTCAAAACTGGCAAAGATTCTTTTTTAAATATATGCCTAATGGTAAGCCTGAAAAATTAAGTGCTGATGTTGTTTACGCACTAGCAATACAACTGTTAGGAATTGAAGAAGAAACAACTGTTAACGACTTAACAGAGTTACCAACAATTACACATATGAAAAGTTTTATTCAAGATGTACCGGGTGGTTCTTTTTTAGACGAGAAGTGGACGTTGAGCATGCCTACATATTTTAGTAATATAAAAACATTTAAAGTAGGAAACTTTCAACAACAATATCCGTTTCATTATGTAGACAAAAATTGGTTAACAGATGATATTTTAAAGAGTTTAGAAAATGAAATTACATGAATTAGAAGCCGCTAGAAAGGCTCAACTTCAAAGCGATAAGCATCTCTATTTTGATGATACTGGTAATATAGTTTATTACGGTAGAACAGAAAGCGGAGATTATTTAGATTATAGTCATGCTGTTTTATCATATGAACAATGTAGAATTATAGAAGAGTCTGATAATAAAGGCGTAAATGATTTTTTAGTTCTGATAGATCCTACTGTAGAAGGTGTTTATACATTAGTAAACAAACAAATAGAACTAGAAACATTTAAGTCAGCAACAAAGATGTTGAGTAAAATAATTAAAAAAACATCGCTAACTTCTTCATACGAAATAAAAATAGAATACGAACCTAACATAGAAAAAGATAATCTGACTATAGCAATTAATGAAAAATTAAGATCTAATATAATGAAAAATACAAATCTACAAGACTTTACATTTAAAGGTGCTAATTTTATTAATCTATATTTTACTACAAAAAACGATCCTCATTTTATGTTTGAAAGTATTAAAGTTGATCTAGTAAATTTATTTAAAGAAAAAGAATTAAAATTTACAGTAAAGAATAATTTAGAAAAGTGTGATATATTTACTAGAAAAATATTTGATAAGTATGAGTATAAGGTAATAAAATGAAAATAGACGTAACAGAATTAGATATATTTTACATCAGTTATGACGAGCCTAACTGCGAAGAAAACTGGGCAGACTTATTAAACAAAGTACCGTGGGCAAAACGTGTACACGGAGTTAAAGGCTTTGATGCCGCACACAAAACCTGTGCTGAACAAAGTGAAACAGATAGATTTATCACAGTAGATGGTGATAATATTGTTATGGACGAGTTCTTTGAAAACACTTTAGAGTTTCCAGAAAAGGATCATGACGGCAATGATATATCAGAAAGTATATTTAGTTGGAATGCTAAGAACTTATTAAATGGATTAGTGTACGGAAACGGCGGTTTAAAGTGCTGGCCTAAAGAGTATACACTAGGTATTAACACCCACGAAGCCGCAGTAGATGGCGAAGGAATGGAGTTTTGTTGGAAACTTAACTACATACAAATGAATGATATATTTTCAGAAGTACATCAAACTGCTTCACCGTTCCAAGCCTTTAGAGCAGGATTTAGAGAAGGTGTTAAACTAAGTTTAGATCAAGGTGCTAGAGTAAAAGCACACGAGTTTCAAGATAAAATATGGTACGGCAACTTCAACAGACTTAATGTTTGGTGTAATGTTGGCACAGATGTAGAAAATGGTTGGTGGGCAATATACGGAGCAAGACTAGGCTGTGAGAAAACAGTACTAAGCGACTGGGACACGAATCAAATATCAGATTACGATTGGTTTAAAGAGTTTTTTGAAAAAGAAAAAAGTTTTATAGACAGCGATGAGCATTTAAAAGAAAAAACTATTGCTATTGGTAATAGACTAAATGAAGAAGTACAAGGCATGATGTTATTTGATCCTAACGATCAGATGAGTAAATTCTTTAAAGCAACTTTTGTAAACCCTAAACGATGGGGAGCAATGGTAACAGAAAGACAAATACAAGATTTATTAGAACAAGGTTTAATTGGAAGATGAACAGCCTATAAAACAAAATGAGTAATTATGATCAGGCCGCAGATAAGGCCAAAGAACAACTAGATAAAATAAGTCCTAGTATGTGCTATGCTAAATGGAGCCAAGTCTCTATGCATTTACATAACGGCATGACACATAGTTGTTATCATCCGCCTACACATAAAATACCATTAGAAGAATTAAAAATTAATCCTTCAGCATTACATAATACTGAAGAAAAAAAAGAACAACGCAGACAAATGTTAGCAGGCGAGAGGCCTGATGGTTGTTCTTACTGCTGGCGTATAGAAGATGTTGGCGGTAGAAGTGATAGAGTTTATAGGAGTGGCGAGTACTGGGCACAAAATGCCAGGGAAGATATCGCTAATGCTGGTGCTGATGGAAACATCAACCCACGTTACGTTGAAGTAAATTTCAACCAAGCATGTAATTTCAAGTGTAGTTACTGCTCGCCTCACCTATCCAACAGTTGGGAAAAAGAAATAAAAGAGCACGGACCATATAATATTGTTAATGGAGAACACAATAATATTAACAGTTTAAAAAATTCTGGACTAATGCCTTTAAAATTATCACAAGCAGAAAATCCATACGTTACTGCGTTCTGGAAATGGTGGCCTGAAATGTACAAAGACTTAGAGGTCTTTCGTATGACAGGCGGCGAGCCGTTAATGGATAGCAATACATTTAAAGTTTTAGATTATGTATATAGTAACCCTAATGCTTGGTTAGAAATGAGTGTAACATCGAATATGTGTCCACCTAAACCAGTGCTAATGGATAAGTTTATCGAATCGCTACAGAAATTAGAAGAGATACAAATATGGGAGGACCCGGAAAAGTTTAATCCAAACTCAGGGAATAACTGGTATGTAGCACCAGCATGTAAGAACTTCGCAGTATTTGTAAGTGTCGATGGCTTTGGCCCACAAGCAGAATATATGCGTAATGGCATGGATTTTCAAATGCTTCAAGATAATGTACAACGTATTTTAAAGGAAACAGATAATACAACAATAACATTTATTAATACGTTTAACTCGCTAAGTCTTACAAGTTTACGTGACTATTTACAATGGATACTTGACTTAAGAGATCAATATGCTAAAGATGTACAAGGAACTAAATATATTCCTATACCAGACAATGGCGATCATAAACATGATGATTACGAAATAAGACCTAAACAACGTATATGGTTTGACATACCATTACTTAGAGCACCACTTTGGCAATGTATACAAACTTTGCCACAACAGTACGAGGATTATTTAGAGGAAGCAATCGCGTTTATGGAGTTAAATGAAGCAGATGAAGTAAATATAGACTATAGAGGCTTCAAAGATTTCGAAATAGACAAGGTTAGAAGAAACCTTGCTTGGATGAAGGAAGGCAGAAAAATGTCGCAAGATGATCTTGTAAATGCTAGAGCAAACTTTTATAAGTTTTTTACACAACATGATGCTAGAAGAGGCACAGACTTTTTAGCAATGTTTCCTGAAATGGGAGATTGGTGGAATATGTGCGAACAGGCAAACGCCTTAACAGGAGATTAATATGCCAAGAAAGGCAAACGAAAGTGATAACGAATATAGAAGTAGGGTAATAGATCCTATTTCCGATTCTTTTTGTGCGGCGAAATGGCTTAACGCCACAATATGGTTAGGACACGGCGGTACTGCTAGTTGTCACCATCCACCGGCACATAATATAGATAAAGAAGAGATTAAAATAAATCCTTCAGCAATACATAACACTAGGCACAAAAAGAAAATGCGTCAAATGATGTTAGAAGGCACACGACCTAAGGAATGTGAATACTGCTGGAAGATTGAGGATATGGATAAAGATTCAGATGGCCATAGACCAGTCAGTGATCGTACTTTTAAAACTGTGATATATTCCGATGAAGAGATTGAAAAAATTGCTACCATGGATCCAGCAGATGATGTTAATTTAAAAACATTGGAAATAGCATTTGATAGAACATGCCAATTCGCATGTAGTTATTGTAACCCAGCATTTAGTAGTACATGGGTAAAAGATATTAGAAAGTTTGGCGGATATGAAAATATCAAGTCAGACGCAAGAGGACATTTTATTGATGACGCACCTTACGCCGACCCATTTAATAAAGACGATGAGAATCCTTATGTAAAAGCATTTTGGGAATGGTGGCCTGAACTAAGTTTAGAATTAGAAGAATTAAGAATTACAGGTGGCGAACCAACAATGAGTGATAGTGTGTGGGGACTGTTTGAATGGTTTAAAGAGAACAGAGACATACACCCTAATGCTAAGACTATGCGTTTTGCTATTAATAGTAACTTAGGTTCTAAGCCTGCGTTAATTAAAAAGTTAGCAGAAGCAACACAGCACGTTGAAAAGTTTCATTTATATTCCAGTGGCGAGGCAACAGGACTAGGCGGTGAATACATTAGAGATGGATTAAATTGGTCTGAGTGGAAACAAAATTGTGCTATTATGATTCGCGAAGGAAACATGGAAGGTTTCCATATGATGATGACAATCAATGCTTTATGTTTAGACAGCATAGTAGAATTTTTAGATTGGATGTTAGGCATGAAGCGAGAGTTTGGAGCAAGTAAACCTAGATTCAGTGTAAACATATTACGTTTTCCAAGTTTTCAAAGTGCCTTAACATTGCCAGATCATTTAAGACAATTATATCATACAGAACTTAAAGACTGGTTAAATGGTGTTAGAGAGAAAAATGAAAAAGATCCATGGGGTCAAGATCTTGTAGCACCATGGGAACAAGAACAATTAACACGACTAATAGAATATTTAGATGTTGTAAAAACACCGCATAGAAATACTGCTGATAGAGAACTACTAGAGCATGACTTTAGAGTATTCTATGAACAATATGATAAAAGACGTGGACTAGATTTTAGAAAAGCATTTCCTAGATTAGTAGAATGGTACGACAGTTTAGCATTCACAGAATTAACAAAACCAGAAGATGACATACAAAAACCGAAAGGGCAAAGAGACGTAGAAATATTTGCTCATAGAGAAGTTAATGAAGACGGTGTAGTAGAAGTTAAGGAAGTTAGACAACGTACAAGAAAGACAGGAGAAAGCCTAGACGATTATGATGATACAAAATACGAAGACGAACCTGATTACAAAAAGAAATCTGGTAGTAGTATAGGATGGGATCCAGATGCCGACGGACTTGGCGGACAATAGAACAATAGAATATCACCTAGATAAGAAGTCTATTGGTGATGAATTACTTATAGAAGGTAGCATTATACCAAGCGACCTGCGTGAAATATATCAAGACATTGTAAAAAGACGTTTTGAAGTATATCCTAATAGTGAAAATGTTAACGAGTTAGATTACGATTATCCTAGTTATGACTGGGCAACATACCACGAATATAGATGTATTGATGTTTATCCTAATTTAAAATTACTATTTCCGTATATTAAAAAATGTTTAGAAATAGCAGGGGATAATTACGAAGACTATTATTTTAAAAGTTGGATTAACGTATGGCCAAAAGGACAAAAAATTATTCCACATAGACATTATGGAACGTGGCACGGCTACTATGTAATTAATGATACAGGTACTACAACATATTATACATATAAAGAAGATGGTAAAAATATGGTAGTACCACTAAAAAACTTTTCAGGACACTTTACGTTTATGCCAGCACATATATTACATTGGGCGGACCCAAATCCGCAAGATGCTATGCGGATAAGCACAGGCTACAATATTAGTACATGGGAAGAAATAGAACAGGAAGACGCAGACAACAAAAATAACAGGGGCGGCAGTTTAAAAGATATAATTACGCCACTTAAAGATCTATTATGAGCAAAATTAAACCAATTTGGGAACACGGTTCCGTAAGTCCAGACTCACCGAATAAGGTGTTTTGTACGGCTCCATGGACCCACACATATATTTCACCGCAAAGTGAAAGACGTATGTGTTGTGCTAGTAGAGAAGAACACCAATTTCAAAAGCAGTACATCGATGCCAGCAACGATGAGAAGTATGGTGAAGTAAAAGAGTCTGGCACAATAGAAGACTACAAACCTGTAAGTTTAAAAGAACACTGGAACTCGCCGTATATGATGGACATAAGAAAGAAACTTATGGCAGGTGAAAGGATACCACAATGTGATGTGTGTAATGATAGCATATTAAGTAACAGTACATATCGCCAATGGTTTACAGGACATTTATTTAACAACAAAATAGACCAATGTTTCGAGGAGACAGACGAAAATGGATATACAACTATGGAACCTATATCTTTTGACTATAGGTATAGCAATCTGTGTAACTTTAAGTGCCGTATGTGTGGCGAACAATTATCTAGCACATGGGAAACAGAAAAGAGAAAACATAACCTTTGGACGCCTGAGAGCCAGCCGTTCATGGTTCCTGAGAACAAGAAGATCATCGAGAAGTTCCAAAAGGAAGTAGTAGAAGAAGAATTTTGGGAATATATTAAGTCCGGTACTGTAGAAGAACTATATTGGGTCGGTGGCGAACCACTTATGTATGACATACATTGGAAGTCAATGGATAGATTACAAGCAGATAATAATTTACATAAAGTACATTTACGTTACAACAGTAACCTAAGTAGAGTTAGGTATAAAGATTATTACTTGTATGATTGGTTACCACAAGCAAAAGATTGGACTATGTGTGCTAGTATTGATGGCACAGGTCCTATAGGCGAATTTATTCGTACAGGACTTAATTGGGAAGAATGGGATAGAAACTTTAGAGAAGGTGTAGAACTACCGGGTGGCCATGATAAAATGATTATGGACTTAACAATAACAGGTCCTGGTATGTTTGATCTTAAAAACTTCTTAGACTATGCCTTAGAACTAGATGTAAAAATTGAAACAAAACGTATGTTTGCGTTTCATCCAGATATAGTATTATCACCTATGGCATGGCCTAGGCATATACTAGATGAAATTGTACACGATGTTTTAGATTATGCTAGACCGTTAGTAACAGATAAACAGCAAACACTAATTAGAGAATTGGAAGGTATGCTTACAGCACCAACATTCCAAGAGCAGTTTCCGGATACAGCACAAGAACAATTTTTTAATGGTCGTGCGTATCAACACATAATTCACAATATAAGAAAAGATGGTGAAAACGGAAGATTGACTTTAGGCGATATTTACAGACAACATCCTGAACTTTGGATGTGGTTTAGTAGACCAGACCCAAAGCATAATCAACGTTAATCAGTAAATCTTAGAATAACACTGATAATAAACAGTATTAGAATTGACCAAGACCAAAAACCAAAGTCACCTGTTATAGCAAATATGCCTAATAAAATAATCCAGATTCCAAAGGCACCTAATACAAATAAAAGGATATTCCAAAGTAAACTAATGATTCCCATTAAGCACTCCAGTAAGATTCTGAACTAGCACTCATGTAATGAGGAGTATTAATTGACTCCTTAAATTTCTTGCCAGTCATTAAGTTAGTTTTTTCAACCATAGGCTCGATAGCCATGTAGTCAACATATGACATAACAACGTAATTGTCAACATCAGCACAATGAGTTCTGCCTAAGTATGGATCGGTAGCATCTCTAAATGCGTTGTACATTGGAGCCGCATACTCTTTCTCACCATTAGCAACAACTTCGGCAACCTGTGCCTTAGCCTTGTTGTAATACTTAACAGTTCTAGTAATACCAGCCTTAGCCGCACCAGCACTTTTGTACTGAGTTCTAGCATAAGACCTTTTGTTTGGCTCTCTGTGGATTGAACTGTTACTTTTATCTACTATCACAAACATAAAAACTCCTACCTTTTTATTAATTTATACATATATTATAGCAAGATCAGGGGTCAAGGTCAACCTTTTTTACCACTTTTTTTGGATTTTTTTACCAGTTATGTATGATATTTGCTATAATAAATATAGCACATACAACATTTAAACCAACGATAAACGTCCTAGCAATTGCAACAACATTATCATATTCTTCAGTTTGTTCATCTGAAAAACTACCTATTGCATATTTCCATATAGTCCATAATTTTTTCATTTGTAACCTATTTGCATATATCTAGTGTAAGCAGGAGTAACTAATTCTCCCACATAAAATGTTTGTGATAGTGGGTACTTATCTTGCATTTCGCTGGTACTATTACAAGTGTTTATATGTCCTTCAAATTCTTCTGAATCATTTGTTTGCATTACAATTAGTTGATCGCTATCTACACTATCATACCATAGTGTACTCATGTGTTCGCAACTAGTGTTTATAATCCAATTGGGTTTTACATTTATTAATTCACCACTAGTTTGAAATTCCATTTCACCACAGTCTAGTAAATCAACATCGTGTACTACACCTTTGTATTTCCATTCATCTTGAACAAATTGCCTATTAAGTTTTTCAGACTTTTCTATTGCTTCAGCATCTGTGTCGATGCCATATATGCGTTCAATTTCGATATTCTTATGTAATGGTTCTACTAATGCTCCAATCCAACTACCAAGTATTGCTACAACAGGTTCACGGTGTAAAGGCAGGTCATATAGATACACATTAGATAGTTTTTCTAATAACCAACTTTTACTTGCTAATTGACCTTTACTGAAAGCATGTTGGGGATAGTAATTACCATGTTGAACTATATGTTCAAAGTAACTAGGGGTAGGTTGCCAAAAGCCTTTGTCTATATACTCTGTGACTTCCTTCCAATTATTTAATACTATGCTTTCCATTGTTCTTCTAACCAATCGTAATCGTTAATTTTATTTAACTCAGTTGGATTGTTCTTATTTGCCAAAGCGAATACTTTCCCTTCCTTAGCACCTCGCATGGCATCATCGCAGTATTGACTATTTGCTATTGGATTGAGCCAACTTTCTAAACGTTTATCGCTATCAGGGTCTTTGCTTAGTGTAAGTTTTACTGATTCTCTAAAGGCACTACGCCAAGTACTGTAAGGATCAGTGTTAAATCTAGTGACACAACTTACTTCTGGCATTGCTTTAAAACGTTTACTAAGTCCAGTAGTAAAGTCTAGTCCCCAACTAGTTGCTTCGCGTACTTGTTCTGTATTGAATAATTTAACACCACCGTATCCGTATTCTTCGCCTGTAATTGGATTGCTACTTGCCCAAACATGGACTACTTCTTCATCATACACATCTGGAATATAACTGAAATCAAAGTCTTCTGTAATGTCAGCATCAGCATCTACTACCCAAAACATTTCGCTTTTAACCATATTTGCCGCCTGTTTATGTGCGTTAAATATACCTTTAATGTCTTTGACCCAGGTAACATCAAACCGTGCTGTAAGACGCTCATATGCTGTCTGTGCCGCGGTTTCTTTGTATGATAGAAACACTATATCGTATGGTTTAGACACACATAATGCGTTTTTAACGTATTGTAGTTTACCCTTTGATGTTTTACTATACTTGATGTCATCACTGCTGTAAGACGTTTTAAATACGTCTAAGAGGGGGTTTGGCCATAGTCTAACACCGCCATACGCATGAACTTTACCTGTTTTAGGGTTTAGTTTTTGCCAAACATGTACTTTATCTGCGTTTTCTACTGCTGGTTTAAATCTACCTGTAAAGTTTACAGTATCAACATTATTATCTATAGTCCAAAAATATGCTTTATTATCATCGTCTACAAATTTATTTAATTGCTCTTTTAGTGGTATATTGCTGTCAAATGTGTATACATTCCATTCAGGTGTTTCACTAGCCTGTTTTGGCATTAATTTTAAATCGTCATAAGTGTTATTGACTATTTCTTTTTGTGTAAATGTATTATCTTTAAATAATTCAGTAGGGCAAAGTCTAACGTCTGTGTGATTACCGTACTCGTCTTGCCAAACGTGAACATTCTTTATATCCCATTGAGTTGGGTAGTAACTAAAGTCGAACGACTTTGACACTTGAACACAATAGTCTACTACCCAAAACATTTTTGTTGTTGTCTTTTCCGCACATGATTTATAAAATTCTGCTACACCGTTTTTAACATCGTCTGCTGTCATTGTGTAAACAGGATATTCTTTTTGTGTACAGCAACTTTCTCTAATGTACTTTGGTCTGCCTTTTGTTTGCGGTACTTTAGGACATAAACTTACACCGCCATAATCGTATTGCTTTCCTGTAATAGGATTAAGTTTTTGCCATACATGAGTTTTACCATTATCCCAAATCTTAGGAACAAAATTAAAGTCAAAATCTTCCATCACATCTACGTCTGGATCAACTACCCAAAACCAACTAGATGTTGTATTTTTACGTCCTTGCTCTTCTGAATCAAATACAGGGAATGTAAGTTGCTCTCCGAACGGAGTTGTTTCGTGAATATTAAATCCGCTATCCTTATGATTAGCAGGTACCCAATATATACCTCCCATTTCGTCTGGATACTTATGTTCTAATTGACCTCTTACTTGATAAACGTGTACTTGATTTTTTTCATTTTCGTTTTGCCACGGTACAAAGTTAAAATCATCGTCATCTAAAATATATTCATTATCTACTAACCAGCAATCTTCTGTAATTGAATTGTATTCAGTAGGATTAGTTACTCGACGTATTGGAAATGTTTTAGCACTTATAACTAAAGGATCTTTATGAATTTTTAATTCTTCAGTACTGCTATCAGGATACCAATAAAGTCCGCCCATGCTTTCAGGGTATTTGTTTGTTAATTGGTTGTGTATATGGAATACATGAATTTTATCTGTGTCAAAAGAATCAGGTGCCCACTTTATACTTTCATCCAATCTATACGAACTATCTGCTACCCAACAACTGTGATCTTTGTTAGGATTTATAGATGGATCATCTTGATAGTATAATGGATACTCAGGTATAGCATTTAGCATTTCGGCATGTATAACAATGTCTCCGTTCCAGTCAACTGGTACCCATCTAAGACCGCCCATGCTTTCAGGATACTTATGTCTAAGTTGCTCGCCTACATGAAAAGTATGTATACAATTTTGCTGGAATAAAGGCGGCGCCCATTCTATCTTTTGTTTTAACTCGTATTCGCTATCTACAATCCAACAGTCTTGGAAAACTTCTGTGTACTCGTCGACGTTATCCACTTTTACAACCGGATAACTTCTGTCGCTAGTTGGATTAGTAGCAACATATTTAATACTGCTAGTATCGTATGCTTTAGGAACTAACTTTACACCGCCACATCTATTATCACTAATGTTAGTAATACTTTTTGGATACTTATGTTCTAATTGATTAGGTATTTTAAAAACTTGTATTAATTTTTGATCATACTTAGCAGGTACATATTTAAAAACATCATTAAGTTCGTGTTCGCTATCTACTAGCCAAAACATTTTTGTTCTACTCTTTCTAGCAGGCGATTCATAATCATTGATGTTGTCTGTATAAAAAATATCATACCTAACAGGCACTACATCTTTTTGATATTTGTGTTTTGTAAAATCAAAATCTTTATGTACAAGTCTAATACCGCCACAGCGATTATCCCATGCGTCTGTATATTCTAGTGGGTACCTTTCTTCTAAATGTCCTGGTAATTTAAATACATGAATAAATTCTCTTTCGTGTACAGCAGGAACATATAATAATTTTCCATTAAATTGAAACTCTCTGTCAACGACCCAGAACCAATCTGTTTTACTACGTTCAGCATACTCACTATAAACTTCTGCCGTGAATTCGTCATCATCAATGTAAAATACATCATAACTTTCGTCCTCTACTGGACACGCAGGATGTATTTTTGTTTCTGCTTGTTTCCAATCTTTAGGTACTAACCTGATACCGCCCATAGCCATTGGATATTTTTCTTGTAATTGGTATGGCATTTTAAATACATGTATCATTGAATCTTCAAAAGGGTTAGGTACCCAATCTAAAGTATTAGCATTTATATGATACTGAGAATCAATCAGCCAAACATAATCATCGTCAAATATATTACGTTGGGCATAGTCTTCAACGTCCTTTACATAAAATACAGGATAGGTAGCACTAGCATCTAAAAAGTTATGATACTTAGTGTCGCACTTTTTCCAATTACGCGGATATAATTTTATGCCGCCTTCTTTGTCTGGATACTTATGCTCTAGTTGACCACGTAAATGAAAACTATGTATAAAGTCTGGCTCGAAATTACTCGGTGCCCAATTAATATCCTTAGTGTCAAATTTATAGTCCGGATCTACACACCAAACGTATGTAGCAAATTCGTTTAATTCAAAATAATCACCCGGTGTACTAGTATCTAAAATGTCAAATGTTTTCTTACAAACAACATCATTCATTTCCTTAATACCTTGTGAATCTTTTTTAGGTATTAATTTGACTCCACCGTAATTATTTTTGTTCCACTTCCATACATGTTCGTAAGTGTGGTCGTATGGCTTAGGTGTGTATTCTAAAACATCAAAGTCTAGCAACTCTGTATTAGGTTCAATGAGCCAATACAGTTTTGTTTTAGATTGTATTTGGTCAGTATTGTGTATTTGTTTAGCAAAAGGATAATTATCCTTTAGACTATCATTATCACCTATATAAAAAATATCATACATTACGGTACTCTTTATGAGATTTAACTATTGACTCGACTAGATCATTAATGTGTAAAAGTTCAGCATCTATGCCGTCATACCTACGCATTAACTCTTCGCCCCATACAGGACATGTACCTATATGGTCCGGCAAAGTACCGCCACAAGTAGTACACTTACCTTGTAACTTTTTCTTAATCGTCCTTAGTATGGACTGGGACGTTGTATTTTTCTTCGAAGTCTGCGGCATCTTTCTCATCATTAACTATAGGCATGCCTTTGATATTTAAACTAGTGTTCAATACCATTGGGCAACCTGTTTTATTATAAAATTGTGTCATGAGTTCATATAACTCAGGGTGTTGTTCTTTGTTTACAGTTTGTACTCTGCTAGTACCGTCAGCATGTACTATAGCAGGAAACTCATCTGGTTTCTTACACCTAGCAACATACTGCATATATGGAGCATCACTAACACCTCCTGGCATTTCAAAATACTCATGTACATGTTCCTGTAATATAATTGGAGCAAAAGGTCTAAACTCTTGCCTACGTTTAATTTTGTTTACTTTATCTTTTATTTTATTGCCACGTGGGTCAGCACATAAAGTTCTATTGCCTAATGCTCTTGGACCAAACTCTGCTTTACCATTTGCTATACCAAATATTTCTCCAGCAAGTAAACTTTCTAATGATTTTTTAATAGGGTACGGACCTTCAATGTTATTTCCTAAGTAAGGACCTTCCCATTTTATTTTAGTACCAGATGTGTTATAAGCATGTAGAGCCGCGGCACCTAAACTACTACCAGCATCACCTGGGTTAGGCATAATGTGTATATTGCTAAACATTGAGAACAATCTGCTATTAGCAACACAATTAAGGGCAACGCCGCCCATGAATACTAAATTATCACTTTTTGTTTTCATTAAAGCATATCTGGCAAATTCAAAAATTCTTTGCTCTACTACAGCCTGAGCACTAGCGGCAATATCATAATCAAGTTTAGTATGTCCATACTCGTCTATACGTTTAAGTTTATCTCTGCCTAAATAAGACTTAGGTAAGCCTCTTTGTAAGTTTTTCTTCATTTGAATAACATTAGCAGGTTCTGTACAATTTGCGTCTGTAAAAAATTCTGTATGCATAGCATCAGCAAAATGTGGTTGACCATATGCGGCCATACCCATTAATACATATTCGTCTTCCATAGGCTTTAATCCTACGTGAGCAGTCATGGCACTATAAAATAATCCTAAACTACTAGGAAAATTTACACTATGAATTTTTTTAAGGATACCGTTTTTCCAATGCCAGATACTTGCTGTATCAAATTCTCCTATAGCATCTATAACCATAACAGCGGCATCATCAAATGTACTTGTCAATACTCCAGCGGCGGCATGTGTTTCGTGATGCCAATAAGATTTGATTGGAATACCTGCTAGTTCTGGAAAGAAGTCTTTGATCCATGCTTTCATAGAGTGTTCTCTGAGTGCGGACCAGTTACCGGCATATATATTTCTAAGTTTCTTAACAAAAGACTTTTCGTGTAATACAATTACATCTGGTTTGCCAAACTTTAAGCAGTCGGCAATCATATCGTGATTGAGAAAAGGATCGTTTTTATTTTTACTATATCTTTCAGAATGTGAAGCATACAGAATTTTGTCGTCCTCTACAACTGTAGCGGCGGCATCATGAAATTGAAAACTTAAACCTAATATTCGCATATAATTATCTGTAAATGAAAGGATCTCTTTTTCTTAATTCTTCAAGTCGTTTCTTGATGATCTTTTCTTTTTCAGATAATTTTGTTTCTTCTGATTCGTCTTCACCGTAACGACCTCGTTCTTCGTTACCGTCATGATTAAGTTCTGTGAGTTCTTTCTGTGTCTTTTTAAAGTCGTTCATAACACTATTTATCGCGTTTTAGTATATCATCAAAGAGATTATTGAATATGTTTACAGAATTTTCCACAGCAAAAAAATGATTTCTGTTGTGTTCTAACTTATCTCTAATCAAATTAATTTCTAGTTTATTTTCACAGGCCTTTTTAATTTCAGCACATACCATTTCAATCCTTTTTCCGTCATTGCCTTCGCTATCATAGTTTTCGTCAAACCAATCAGGGAAAGTTTCGAATCCTAGTTGACGCAATCTATCTAGTGCTCCTGGATGGGTAGCAAGTATAAATGGATGTCCGTACATTATAGGTTTGAAAGTTTTTTCTGTTAAAAAGCCTATGTCTGTTGGTGTGTTATTGTAATATGTTTGCTCAGTAAAGTCAACTAAATATTGTCTAAAGATTCCTTCTTGAGAAACAAGTGAAGGAGTAAATGAACTTTCATTAACAATAGTAAAGTCTGTTTTCGCATACCATTCCCAATTTACCCAACGATCTCTAAATTCATAATTTTCATGTCCTTCTGAATTAAACATATCAGAGTTCACAGCATGTTTATTATCAATTAAATCGTTCTCTACAACAATGGGCAATGTGTGTTTTAATTTTTCATATTCTTCGCGGTTTAGCGACTCACCAAATATTTCGAGATGTTTGTTTACTGTCTCTGCTGAACCAAACTCATTTACACCGTGATTGTAGAATGGTTTGCTAGGATCTAGTGAAAACCTAGCACTAACTATACCATGATCTAATAAATCATTCTGTACAAGATAATTAACAATGTACAAGCGATGGTCTTTCATATAGTTATTCAAACAAATGTATTTTAATGGCTTGTTATCTTTTTGTATTAGTTCTGGTTGATAGTTTTTGTATATTAATTTGTTACGTTCGTCATTGTCAGCACTAGATTTATTACCCTGTAGTTCGTGTAACATAAAAAATTCAATGCTAATCATATCAATGCCAAACTCTTGTTTAATTAGATTCTTTCTTGACAGTTTGCCTGGCTCCATATATGGAATATCATGTGCCGCATACAAGTACTTAACAAAGTCTGCTTTACCAAACAATGAATGTAACCAGTAAAATAATCTATGTAAACTATATGACTCTGCCTCAAAGGCATTGTCTATAACAACGTTAATGCCTTCTTGGTATGCTGTATTCCACATGTGGTAAGGTACAATGTAACTATGTAACCTATGTACGATAACAACTACATTGGTTGCTTCTTGTTTTGCTTGTCTTATTATATTGCCTATGTTTGTCACATCGTCAGGATTATTAAAATGTTCTACAGTTACGTCTTTATTAAGTAAAGATTCAAATTTATTCTCGCCATTAAAGTGTATATCATTTTGTGCGTCTAGTTGACTAATCATATATGGTTGCGACCAGTGGTCCTTGTATAACTTATCGCTTTCTGTCCAACTTTTGTATTCGTTGTAGTGTGCGTCTGGCTCAGGGTCTATTAAAGGAAATATATGCGTTGGCGCATATAAATCATTAGGATTATTAAGATAGTTATCTACTAATGCTCCTTTGTTGAATGATAATATTTTTAGTTTTTCTTTCATATGTATTTCTTTAAGAACGCATTAATATGAATCATTATTTGTTCTTTGTCGTAAAATGTCCTATAGTTATGTATAATTTTATCTAACGTATTGCTAGATATACGCGAACGGTCAAAGTTCTTTATAATTTCTAAAAACGTATTATAACGTAAATTGTGGTCTGAGTCAAGATCATAAGTGTCGTCACAATTGAACTCTTCATGAAAGTTTTCAAATTCTTGACTCGATAATGTTTTTGTTGTACCCGGCATTCCAAACGGTATAAACATATGGCCATACTGTATTGGTTTATAAACCTTCTCAGTAAGGAATACTCTCCACGGCTCATGCGTTACATCTTTAATTAGTACTTCTGGATATGAATCTATAAATGATGGCTCGTAATAAGTTTCTACTGCCAAAGAGTACACTGAGTTTTTATATATCTCGTTTGAAAAACTTCTATCATTTAGCATATCGGGTGTGTTATCTTTTAACTTCACTTCGTTAAACTCTTTTAACTCTGGAATAATTATTTGTTCTGGATACTGCTTTAACTTCTCTAGTAACTGACTCGGTGTCTTGTTATACATTTTTAATTCATTAAGCATTCTTGGTGAGTGTTGTTGCTCAAACCAAAGTTCTGCTATAACTGGTTGTACAATATGTTTTTTAGCAGGATACTGCCAACGTCTTGATACATAATTATTTTCTAACAAATTAAGATGTCTAAGATCTTCAAGCAACGCCATTCTATGAAACCTTGGTCTATTATTCAAACATAAAAAGTCTTTGGTTTTTTGCGTATTAAAATTTTCTATAATTTGATTTTCTGTTGTGGCATTGTTTATATGAGTATATGATGTTTTGTGATCTGAAGTGATAGTGTCGTCTGTAGCAACTAATACTTCGTTAACTCTAAAGTAATTGAATACATCTATATTTACACCAGTATAATTTCTAAATGCGTCTGATATATTTGTACTTTCATTCAGTGAGTCACCGCCAACTATAAATGTAAAATTTTTGCCAATTTCAAATAAGTCATTAAGTATTTTTAATACTGGATAGTAGTAAGTAAAAGTAAATGCTTCAAACGATGCGTCAATTAAAATAGGACATTCTACTTGCCCTAGTATTGATATATCCTCTTCAGTGAGAAACACTAAATCATCAGCATGAATAAACAGCAAATCAGTTCTTGCTATAAGATCAGATTCATGGATTTTTAATTGCTTAGTTATGTAGGTGTGTGGTCCGTACCCTCCTACACGCCGAACATCTAGGCTTCCAAATAAATGTGGAATATGCGGTGTGCCTCTAGCAGTATTAGTAAAATACGACACGCCTGAATTTAAATCTTCACAAAATATTTTTTCTTCAATAATAGGTGGTTCGCTACACCAGGAAGATTGTATAGTTAAGTATTCTTCTATAACAGGATTTATATCGTGTCGATCAGAAAAATCTATCCAAGCAATTCGAATATCAGACATCACATAACTCGACTAATTTAGGGAACACTTCTCTCCAATCCTGCTCTCTAATTTTATCGAGTTGGTCGTTATAGACTTTAAACTTTTCCCAACCATCTTCGTCCCAATCATCATTGTCAAACATAGACAATAAATTTCCTAGGCCGTGATGATTACCAAAGTCTTTTCTAAACTGTGAGTGTATTTGTGTTCTTGCGTCTGGATGTATAACTTTGGGACTTAAAAACTTAGGATCGTATACATAATTTAAATGTACATGTAACCCTAATTCTTTTGTTGCCCACTTGTGAAACTCTCCTAAGTAAGGATAGTTATAGGCACTTACTGTTTGGCATATACTGGTTTCAATCCAGTCCTCTGCCATAATTTGCTGTAAGTGATTTGTAACATCTTCCCAATTACTTGGGTGTCTAATATAATGGTTGCGTTCATCTAAGTCATCTATACTAGCACTAACCATTATTTTGCCAAACTGTTTCCAGATATCAAATGTTTTATCTGGTAAGTTTGTCATATTAATATTATACCATAGAGTTATATTTTTTGCTCTATCGGCCGCTATTAATTTTTCTAAATATTCCCAATGCTTTTTAATTAGTGTTGGCTCGCCGCCATTGATATATACTAATTCTAAATTGGGTGCGGAATCAAATAAGTCGTCCCAAAAATTATCTTCTTCAGGCCACTTGTATTCATCTTTGTCTATGTTACCATATTTCGTAACGAAGTCCAGGCTTGCTTCAATTTTTCTATAATCATTTCTCCACTGAGAACTACTTGCTGGATTACAAGTACGACACCTGACATTACACAAATTACCAAGACGCAACTCAACAAAGCGAAGATCCAAGTCAATGTGGCCATCTTCATCAGTAAGTTCTGTTGCTCGAACCGAGTCGAAGTGTTTAAAAACTTCGGCCTCGGACTGCCGTTTACTGGTAATACCTTTTCTTTCTTCATCATAACACCTCGTACATGCGGCTGGTTCTTCGTCATTTAACATTTGTAATCTGACTTCTTTGTAATAGTCAGAATTCATAATAGTATTTATACTATGGTTATTCAAGTCTAACCATTCTTTACCACCGTCTTCTCTATAATTTTTACTTCTACTTGCTCCATTTTTGTGATCACTTATACAGCAAAGTGTACACCCACCATGCGGGTGTGTTGCTAAATGCGTGAACGGTAATGGGCAGTATGTTTTACTCATTTTTGTTTTTCTCAAATTGTCTGTTTGCTTGACGTTGAATACTTTTTTCTATTTGCCTGTCAAACCATTTAAAAAACCACTGTCTAATCTTCCCCATGGTCTTCCCTAAAATATCTTTCTATTGCTAGTTTACAACTATAAAATGCTAAGTAGAAACCTGCTATAAAACTTGCTATTAAAAATGTAAACAACCAGTTTATAGGATCTGCTAACATCATAAACATATTAACATATACTG